GATGATGCTTACACGCTGTAAGCTACTGGGAGTTGTAGCGCAGGAGGTTGAAGCCTAATGGACTACAAGGACAAAATCCGAAAGCTCCTCGCTCTTGCAAAGAGCCCGGAGCCGGAGGAGGCAAAGCTCGCCCTGCTCAAGGCCCGCAAGCTTATGGCGGAGCACAAGCTCAGCGAGCGGGACCTCGAGGAACGGAACACTACGGTCATAAAACGGGCCATCGGCGAGAAGTTTTCCAAGAAAGCAAACTCGTGGATGGACCCGCTCTCAATCGTTATTGGAGAAAACTACTGCTGCTCGGCGTTTCGATGCAAAATTAGCGCAAAAACAACCGTTTGGCACGTCGGATTTATCGGCTTGGAGGGCGATATTGAAATCTGCGTAAAGATATTCCGGTATGCGGTCCGGTGCATTAAATCGGAGCAGAAGAAGCTCCGCAAACAGCACCGGGACTATTACACACCGCAGGAGATTGCAAAAATCTGCGATTCCTACGGCTATGGGTTCGCCAGAGGTGTATACGAGGCGTTCACAAGACAGAATGAGGAAAATCAAGAATACGGCCTTGTGCTGAAAGTCCCGGAGGAGGTCAAAGACGAGCTCGAAAAGATTGGACCGCCGAAAGAGTTCAAAAAGACGCCCCAGCCAAAGACGGTTGGAGAGCTCGACGCAGCATGGCGCGGCGTCGAGGACGGCAGGAAATTCGACCCGTCAAACAAGCTGGAAGAAAAGAAACAGGAGGCATAACCGACATGGCAAGTACGAAGTTTGAAGTCTCGATGGAAATTTTCAAGTTTCAGGGAGAACCGGATGTGAGCGTCACGCTGACCGGCAAGAGCCCCGCAGAGCTCGACACCGCGCTCAAAACACTCGAGACCATCGCCAAGACCACGACGCTGTACAACGGCGACAGCGCGCCGGAGGCGGAAAAGAGCGTCACCAGCGAGCCATTTCTATCCACGCCCTCCGCGAGGA